GTGCCGCTTGTCGTCCCCCACCGAGAGGCCCGTGTAGGGCGTGGCGTGCGTCGCCAGCAGGGCGGCCAGCGCGTCATGGTCAAACGTGACGGAAGCCCGCAGCTTCGCCTCGTTGGCCGTCGGCAGAAAACTGACGCCCAGGTTCCGGGGCCCGGCGGCGGTTGCCGGCCGCTTCCCCGTGCGGTAGCTCCAGGCGATGTCGCCCACCTGGTAGACGCTCGTCGCGTCCGGGGCGGTGGTGAAGTTCACGGCCGGCGTCAGCGTGTTGCCGGTGGCCGTCTTAACGACCCGCACCTGCCCGGCGCCGGTGCCCTCCAGGATGGCCACGGGCGCCCCGGACAGCTCCGCCTCAAAGGTCCGCGTGGTGTCCACCAGCGAGGAGACGGAACCGCCGGTCGCCGTGCCGCGGATGTGGTACTGCACCGCGTAGCGGCTGGTCGTGTCCGGCGTCACGTCCCAGGCGGCCACGCCGAGCTGCGTGGCCGACGGGCGGCTGGTGACCGTGCTGGTCTGCCCGGCGCCGGTGCCGTCGACGATCGTCACCGTCCCGCCGATCATGTCCAGCGAGAACCCGGCCGTCGTGTCGGAGAGGGTGGTGGATGTGGCGGCAGTCACCGCTCCCTGGTACGATACGCCGTCGCTGTGCCCCTCGTCCAACAGCAGGATCCGGTCGTACTGCCCGGCGGCGAAGGCCCGCGTCTGGCCCAGCAGCGTGGCCGGGCAGCACTGGCCGAACGCCTCAGGGTAGGTCACCGTCCACCACTTCCCGCTCCCTTGGTGGAAGCACAGGGCGGTCTTGGGTCTGGTTCCGCCCTGGCCCGCCAGCGTCACCCAGAACCGGACGATCCCCCGTGTGGCGTCGGCGTCGACGTGCCACCAGCGGGCCTTCCCCCAGTCCACGCGGCTGTCGCGGAAGAAGTCGAGAGTCGGCAGCGCGAACCCGTCGTCGGATTGCTCGTCCGGCGTGATCCGCCAGGGGCCCTTGGCGTCCAACAGGTAATGCGTCCCATGGAGGCTGGTGTGGCACGCCTGTGACAGGCAGCCCCGGTAGAACCGCAGGCGGGGGACCGCGTCGATCTGCGGCTGGGACACGTAGGTGATCTTGTAGACGTGGCGGTCCTTCAAGGCCCAGAGGACCGATCCCCCTGGAATCGCTCCAGTGAGAAAGTCGTGGTCATCCTTGAGGTTCTCCTGGATGGTCAGCGTGTTCTGGCTGGTCGGCACGCTCTCCGGCTCGTCCGGCTCGCTGAAGTAGGCCCGGTTGTTCTGGTCCAGCCCGGGGTGGACCATGTACGCCTTGCCGGAAGCGGTGACTCCGCCATAATTGGCCGAGAGCGTGAGGGTTTGCGCCTCGACGTTCACGCTGTCGATTAGGTAGTGCTTGTCGCCGCCGCGGAGGTAGAAGTACCGGCCCGCCATGACCGAGGTGAAGTGCGTCCCGGTTCCCGTTACGGTCGGGCTGCCGTTGGTGACAGCGACCGTCCCCTCGTCGTACACCGCGTCGACCAGATACCAGGTCCGGTCCTGAAACTGGACGGCCACCCGCTTGTAGTCGGGCGGCATCCCGAACCGCCGGGCGTAGAGTAGGTTCTGGCTGAGGATCGGTAGGGCCTCGCAGGTGGTCCGCAGCGTGGCGTCCGAGGAGTTATCGCTGTCGTAGGTGGCGTTGCCCGAGCCGGGGTTGGCAACCGTGGCCACCAGGTAGAGGACCTTCGCCTGGTCGCCCGTGGAGCGAAAGAGCTGGATCTTGGTGCAGCGGGCCTGGGGCGAGTAGGGGACCGTCCAGTCGAATCCGTCGTTGGTCTGGGCGGCCACGGTGGTGAGCGGGCTCAGGTCGCTATAGGCGGTGATCTCGCCCGAGTCGTCGACGTAGCGGAACCCGCAGTAGTACGTGGCCGACAAGGCGGCCCCGGCCGCGGGGTCGCGCACCACGGTCGGGCCGGCAGCCGGGGCATCCATGCCGAGCTGCTTGGCCGTGCCGTAGCCGTTGGTGATTGAGCCCCGGTCCAGGCCGTTACAGCGGATGATCTGTCCCTGGCGGGTCTGGCACCAGCAGGGCCGCCAGTAGACGGACAGGCCGGTCTCAATGTTGGGGCGCTGGTAGCCGATCATACCGGGCACCTCCCAGCCGTCACGTTGCCGTCCTCGTCCAGGGCCAACAGCAGCAGCCCCTCGGGCCGGTTGAAGGCGGCGATCGTCAGCAGGTCTTTTAATGTCGTAATGTCGGCCACCTCCCCACCGCCGCGGGCGGTGACGTTCTCGAACCAGACCTCGCGCATCCCCTTGCGTACGTCGAGCTGCCCGGGAATGACAAGTTCAGCGTTGTCCTGCTCGACGGCCGCCTCGGGAGGCAGGTCGGTGGGATCGGCGTTGGAGAAGAGGCCCTTCCAGTCCATTACAGCGCCACCAATCTCGCCCAGGTCGGGATCTTAAAGGCCACCCATCCGGCGGGCGTGGCGGGGCCCTCGACCATACCCTCGTCCCGCTCCTCCGCCTGCCACCGGGCCCTGTCGTAAAGGCCCTCTATCCGCTTCAGCTCGTGGGGGTCGAGCAATTGCGCAAGTTCCAGCCGGCAGCAGGCGGTGAAGAACGATTGCAGGTACTTCGGCACGTCCAGCGGGTCGGAGATGTAGAAGCCGCGGCCCGTGAAGGTGCTACTGACGGCCGAGTGAACGGTCAGGTGCGTGGTGTCCGTCACGGCCGTGATGATCTTCTCCTCGTCCGGCTCGCTGAGCAGCAGGTCGGGCTCGCTGCCGTCCTCGCCGATCCGTAAGACCGTGCCGATCATCTTGGCGTTAAAGCTGGTGCCCGTGCCGACGATGGCCGTCAAGCCGCTGGTTCCCGCCACCGTGGCTACGGAGCCGCTCCGCTCGGCGTCGGCGTAGCCGGTGTAGCGGAGCCGGCGCGGGGCGCAGTCGGCCAGGAATTGGAGGGTCTGGGCCGCGCCGGGCAGGCCGTAGAAGCGGAACTCAAGCTGTCCGTAGGAGTCGTCATCCCCCAGCAGCGTCCACTGGAAGCCGTAGCTCTGCGTCGTGAGGAGGGAGCGGACCTGGTGCAGCCACCTGTCCGGGTGGACGTACCCGCCGCCCCAGATGCCGCGCTCGTCGTGCAGCTCGAATATCTTTTGGACGTCCCCGTCCACCGGGTAGCCCATCTTGTAGAGCGAGAAGGTCCCGGCCGCCACGTCGGCGCCCGGGTTGCGGTCCGCGGCGAGCTGGACGACGGTCGCGCTCTTCCACTCGGCGATGGGGTAGAGGACGGTGGCGGTCCCTGCGTCGAGCACGACCTCATATTCCCGCACGTTGTCGGGCCAGGTCTCGCTCGCCCCCGGCGTGAGCGTGAGCTGGCGCTCGCAGGTGCCCCCGCCCGCGTGGTCATAGGCGACCGTGGCCCCGCTCTCGCCGGTCCAGGGGGCGACCAGGTCGATCTGGCGGATCTTGCGGTAGTATTTCCAGGGCCGGGCCAGGCCCATCTCGCGGAGCCCGTCCCGCACGGCCCGGCGCAGCCGGCGCTCGCCCGCCTCAAGCTGGAGTGTGTCGCACCAGTCCCGCAGGTCGTCCAGGGCGTCGCGGTAGGTGCGGAGTTCGGGTGCTACGCTCATGGTCGGTCGAAGCCTCCAGTGGACTCCTGCGCGGGGCGGGTGAAGGCCACCTGCGACTCGGCCCCGGGCCGGTGGTAGCCCGCCGAGTCCTCAGCGAACCGCGGGTAGTCGGGGTAGGAGTACGCGATGGCCGTACCCCCGGCAAAGCCAAGATTCATCAGCCAGAGGAGCATCACGCCACCTCGATGTAGTTGCCGCAGACCAGCACGTACTGGGCGGCCGACAGGACAATGTCCATGGCCTCGTCCGCATCGGCCACCTCGAACCAGCCCCCGGGGTTCCACCCAAGCTGGACGCCTGGAATCTGATTGCCGTCTGCATCCACGCTCACCGGGATGGGCCCGTCGGCGGTCCCAAAGCAGTCCGTCCCGGTCGTGCCGCTCTCGAAGTAGACATTCGTTGGCGTCGCCGATAGGCCGATAATGACCATCGACAGGACGCGGATTTTCTTCGTCCCCGTCGGTGCGGGGATGACGGCCGTCCCGGACGTGTTCGTGACGGCGTGGAAGCGTTTGACCGTACACTTCGTGGCCCCGTCGTAGACATAGCCGGACTGGGCCGCGGCTCCGACAAAGCCCATTTCGGCCGTACCGGCCGGCAGGGCCTCGCCGAACTTGATGTCGCCGATATAGGTCTCGTCGGTGACGTTGCTGGCCGGCACCACCGAGAGCGATGCGGCCATGGCCTGCTGGCCGAGGTTGGCGGCTGGCAGCGTGACGATGTCCACGTTGCCGATGTTGTTGTCGCCGGCCGGCAGGGCGTTAGTGATCGCCGTAACCGCCGAGACCGTCGTGAGGACTCCGCTGGAAATAACCACGGCCCCGGTGTTACAGGCGGTGACCTTTCCGTCGATACTGGCCAGGCTGGCATTGCCCGTGTCCTGCTTAGCCGAGGTAGAGGCTCCGGCGGGAAGGGGCAGCGCCGCGGCGGAGATCGGTTGAGTGGCCTGCCAGAAGGTTCCCGTGACGGCGATGGAGGTGCCGAGCTTAGCCAGCACGGCCGCATCAGTGACCGGCAGCGGGGCGTCGGACATGACGACATTGAGCGTGCCATCCCCGGTGGAAAATGCCTGGAGGACGACCTGGGCGACCTTGCTATCCACCACGTCATGGAGGATAGCCCCCCCGCCGCTGCCCGCGTTCAGTTCAAGGCCCGAAAATGTTGGTTGTGCCATTGTCTATCTAATCCCTCATACTGCGCAGCCCACGACACCCCCGCCGATGATCGCCGCCTTACGCCCCGCGAATCCCGCCACCGCCGCCGGGAACGGCCGCGACCGCAGCGTGCCCATGCACCAAGGCTCGGCGTATAGCTGCTGGATTTCGGAGGAGAGGAGGGAGCGGGACCAAATCGGCACATTCCCAATTCTGCCGTTTGCGTCATACTCTATGCCGGTGGCAAACGCGGCTGCACCGATTGTGGTGTTGTCAAGCCCCGTGGGTGTCGTCCACTCCGCTAACCTGTTGCTCGCACCATTGCAGTAGACGCTAACTCCAGTGCCATCAAACACGGCAGCCGCAAAGGCGGCCTTGCCGATTGTCAAACTGCCCACTTCGATCAGTTTGTTTACTGCCCCATTTCGTATCTGAGCACGGACATTGGCATCATGCCAACACAGCCAAAAAAATGATTGCGCGTTCGTGTCGCCAATCGCTGCGATGGTATGATAACCAGTGACGGAATCCGGCACAAAGAAGCCGGCGATCGTAAGCGGGGCCGTTGAAACCACAGCAGTAGGCCCCCATACATGCTGATCTGCGCCGCCACCCGCAAAATCCAGCGCCCTCCCAAACTCCCCCACCGTCCACGTCGGGCCGTTGGTCAGCGTGCCGTCGCAGTTGTTGCCCGACTGATCGACTGCTACGTTGCCCCCGTCCTCGTTCATCGGCCAATACCCGACGAGCCCATCCCGGAGGTTGCGAGCACGGCAGTTGCGACCGCGCGCACGCTTGACCTTCATGGTGTCCGACCATGATGGTCTTCGCTTCGACGGCAGATACAGCACTCCCATCACCACTCCCAGACGTTGGACCGCATGACCTCATCATCCACGACGTTCGGATCGCACGGCATTGTCCCGACAGGATCAAGCCCGGCAGCCGCGGCAGACCCGTAGCCGGTGGCATCGGTCGGCAGTTCCCCGGTCGCGTCACCGCCGGAGAGGAACAACGTGAATCCGCCGTTCCCGGCAACAATCGCCGCGCCTTCGTCGTGCGTGACCTCAAGCTGTATCTGGGCGCCAAGGTAGAGGTTAGCGGTGTTGTTAATCTCCACGTCACCAATGAGTTCTGCGCCGTTGACGATCGAAGACCCGGCGATAAACCCCAGGTCGTCGTCGGCAAGCTGCGTATAGGTGATCTTGCCCGTGGCCGGGTCGATGATCCAACAGGTCTGCTTGACGTTGATCCGCCCATCGTTGTTGAACGTGATCGTCTGACCGGAATTGTTGGCCAGCACAAAACGGTAGAATTGTGGCAGCATGTTTACTTCCTCGCGGTCTGAACGTGCCCCTCGTTGACCACGCCGAGCCCCAGTTCGGCTGCGCGGCTGATCGCCTCCAGCCGGATTGCATTCAGAGCGACGATCGTGCCTGAACCCTCCCCGAACAGCCAATTCACGAAAGCGACGTTGGCCGCCCCGAACGGGTCTATGGTGTCCTTGCCACACCACGACACCCACAGTATCCGCTTGTGGTCGGTCAGGGTGGCGAACTCATTAGCCACCGTGGCCGTGAACGCCTCGTCGCCGCTGATGCTCGGGCGGTTGCGCTTGCAGTACTTGGTGTTGAGGTCGACCACAACCTCCGCGTCCGTCATGCCGGTGTACCCGCGTGTCAACGGGTCGTCGGTCAGTTCTGTCTTTAGCACTGCATAATCCATCGCTTCCCCTCCTCCCGGCCGTGCCGGGCTACCCCCAAAACCACTCCCAAAACCCCTTGATTATCAACGGGATCGCCGCGGCCCCTACCAGGCAAAAGCCCTTGACCTGGCGCCGGCGGGTCCTTTCCAGGGCGTCCACGCGGGACTTTGTCGCGTCGTGGTCCCGTAGGATGCCGACCGATTGCCCGTTGCCGTCGCGCCCGAACAGCGTGACCCGCGTGCGCTCGATCTCCGCCTTACAGGCGCGGACCTCCACCCCGAGGGCCGCCGTGCTCGCGGCGCCCTCCGCGAGACTCTCGATCACGCAATCCAGGCGTTCGTGGACGCCGGTGATGTCGCCGAGGGTCGCAGGCCGGTCGTCACTCATGCCCCCCTCCGCTTCTTTTTGTGCCAGTGCGGGGTGTGCTTCTCGCGCACCTCCGCCTCCAGTTCAGTCCTTCTGCTCGCCTGGCTCGGGTCGTCCAGGATCTTCTGCGTGACGTGCTGGTCCACGATGTCCTGGGCCAGCGGCACGCTCGGGGCCTGGCGGGGCGTGGCCCGGTGGGTCACCATCCCGTCGCAGGACCAGTTCTCCTCGATGCACCGCCGCTTCACGTCCCCGCGCCCGTTCACCCACGCCTTCGGGTCGCCGGGGAAGCGGGCCAGGCTGCCCTTGTAGACCTTGCCGGTGACGCTCACGCCAGCCGCCTCCGCTATGGCCCGGTAGCGGTTTCCCGTCTTTTCGTCGCCGACGAACTGGTTGCCGCTGCACTCGCCGCTGAGGAACTCGCGGTCGGTAACGCTCCTAGGCGCTTGCCGCGTGGCGAGCATCTCGGCGATATTGTGCGACTCGCCGGCCGCGCGCATCTGCTCGTACCGTGCCTGGACGGCCGGGTTGTCGCTGATGATCTGGAGGTCTACCGTGTTGGTCATGGCTACGCCGCCTTCTTCTTCGTCGTGCTCTTCTTACCGCCGCCCTGTCCCGGCTGCGGCTGCGGCAGGGGCTTCTGGGGCTGCACCAGGTAGCGTTCCGTATCCCCGCCGTGGGCCTTGGCCCAGTCGGAGAGCAGGTTGTTCACGGCCGAGTAGTCGCCGAAGAGCCGGGCCTGCTCGATCAGGATGGGGAGCATCACGTTTAGCGCACCTTGCATAAACTCCCGCTCGGCCGCCGTGTTCGGCTTGGTCGTCGATCCCGCCTCCACCCGGTACTCCAGCTCGCGGGTGATCGTCTCGACGTCGGCGTCCATGACGTTCCGCCAGGCCGCCGCACCGTAGGGGCCCAACAGCGGCGCCACGTCCCGCTGGCCGACGTGCCAGCGGCAGGTCATGGCCTGCGAGCGCCCGACCAGGCTCAGGGAGTCTTCCACGCAGGAGAGCATGTCGTCGGGCCGGATGCTCATGTTGGCCTGCTTGCCGCGCGACTCCTCGGCGGAGCGGTCCTGGCTCGGCGACTCGCCGTACAGGCGCGGTGCGAGGCCGAGCCGCTGCTCGACGTTGTAGCTCATCGCCTGCATCACCCGGAAAATGTCCCCGTTCATCTCCGGGTGCTGGAGGAACGACACCACGTCCTGGATCGTCTTGCCGTGGTGGCGCTCGATCTCCAGGAGCGTCATGTCCCCGCCGTGGAGGATCTTGTTTTTCATCTCCTCGCCGACCGCCTTTATGACGGCGAGGAAGTCGCGGCAGGTCGTGCGGATCTTGGCGGCCAGGTGCGACATGCCCCATGAGAGAAACTTCAGCTCGCCCAGGGCGGGCTCCAGCGGGCTGGTCGGGTAGAGATCACCGGGCAGCCAGTGGAAGGCTAGCGTGTCGCATGGCCACCGCCCGTCCAGGTGCAGGGGGATTGGCCACTGGGCGCGTAAGAACAGCGCGTCCTGGTCGGCCGTGTCCAACATGGCCGAGTGCAGATTGAGCGGGAAGGGGACGTTGTTGGCGATCAGGATGCGGCAGAAGGGGCCGAACCCGTCCATCAGTTGGCGCGTGGCGGCCGGGAGCTTGATGTCGCGGAGATGATGTCCGAACCCGATCTTGGAGTAAATCTCCCAATACTCCTGCACGTCGTAGGTCTTCCCGCGGTTCCTCTGCCCCTTGGCGTTTTTGCGACGGCGGTTCTCCCCCTGGGCCTCGGCCGATTCGATCGTCCCGGGCAGGAGCCCCTGCGGGAGACCGTTCTCGGATTCCAGCAGCCAGGTCGGCCGGTAGAGACGGCGGGCGATCCACATGGCCCCCCTTAGGCCATCCTCGCTGTCCGGGTCGATGATGAAGTTGTCGCAGGTCTGCCAGGAGGCGATGGGGATAACCATGTCGCTTCCGGGCGGCGTGTACAGCTCGTGCCACCAGATGCCCAGGCCCTTCAGCAGCGCCTCGTCGACGACCTTGCGGCTCTCGGCCTTCTGGTCGACCTCAAACATCGCCCAGTTCAGGTAGTGGGAGATCAGGGCCCCGATCCCCGCGTTGCGCCGGTCGCGGAGGAAGGCGTCGACCTTAGCCCCTTGAAAGAGCCGCGTGACGGCCGGGTCGCCGGGAAACCCGAAGACCTCGGGCGGCAGCTCGGGGAACTTCCGCGTGGTGAAGCGGTAGGTGGGGTTGCGGAAGTAGAGCATGGGGCCGTAGATGGCCTTGTACTCGAACGCCTTGTTGACGTCGACCTGGTGGGTCGGCGCGGGGATGTCCTCCAGGTCTCCCTCGACGATCTTCCCCTTGACCTGCCGCCCCTTCCAGATGTGGTCGAAGGGCCCCTTGATGTACGACATGCAGGTGGACGCCTGCTTCTGGAAGTCCTTAGCGTGGCGCTGCCCTTCGCGGATCGTGTCCCGCCACTTCCGCACTACGGGCGCCATCGGGTGTCGCCAGTCAAGGTCCCTGGTTGCCATCCCTTACCCCCTATCCGATCGTTTCGCCCTCGGGCGGCCCTTTTCTCCTGCGAGCGCCCTCCAACTCGGCGACTCGCTTACGCAGCTCCGTCACCTCCGTGGTGAGCATCCGCAGGGTCTTACCGACCACGCTATCTTCGGTGGCCTCGGGCATCTCGTCCCAGCCGCCGGAGTCCTGGCGGTCCTCGATCGTCACGTCGGGGTCGTCGACGTGACGGCAGGCGAACTTGACCTGGAACATCTTGTCGCCCGGATACAGCACGGCCACGTCAACGCAGGACTCGTCGACGTTCGTGACGAGGGCTATGCACGCCTCGTCGCGCCGGTCCCCCATCCGATACCAGTTGACCATCGGCTTGCGGGGGCGCGGCATCGTGTAGGGCTCTCGTTCGTCGGTTCTCTTACTCATCGGGTTCTCTCACTCGGGTGAAACGGTGACATGACTTATTGACTATCCGTTCCGGCCGAAGGTCCACCGGCCGGCGCCGGACAGGAGGGCCAGCTCTCGCTTTCTCTGCTGCTTCTTCTGGAGCGCCAGCACCACGGGGTTACGCCGGCCGTGGTGCTGAACCGGGGGCGGCGTCCATTCCAGCTCGGCCATGGCGCAGTACCGCAGGTCGTCCATTAGGTGGTTGAAGCGGTCGGCCGGCTTGTCGGTAAGGACCCCCTGGATCCGCTTGTAGCGGTAGCGGCCGAACTCCCATTCCAGGTTGGGGAGCCGGTCCCTAAAGACGCGGAACCGGCTGGTGCCGTCGCCGGTGCGGACGCGAAGGAACTCATGGACCCGCGTAATCCCGCCGCCCACGTCGTCCACGCCGGGGAGGAAGCCGCTGCCCGTCTCCACGCTCCGCACGCCGCGGGCGTGCAGCTCCAGCATGTACTGGTCCTCGATCGTCCGCCCGTGAACCTGTGTCTGCCGCCCGGCGTGGATGTCGATCCAGAAGGCTTGCCAGCTCCGACCGCTCGTCTTCGCGCGAATCGCCTCCGCCGCCGTCGCCGCATCACACTGCTTGAGGTAAATCTCGTCGAACAGGTAAATATGGTCGTCCCCGGGCAGCAGCGCCACGCACAGCGCGGCCACCACCTGCCACGGGCCGGGGTCGAGGAAGAGGTGGAGCGAGGCATTTTTCGGCAGCACGAAGGGCTCGCAGGTGTGGTGCCGCCGGCTGTACTCGGGGTAGACGAGGTGGGCCGAGTGGGCGAACTCGCCGAGGATCCTGACGCGGTAATCCTCGTCGGAGAGCTTGGCCCCGGCGATCGCTTTCTGCTCGTCGCTCAGGTAGGGGTTGTCGGCCAGGAGCATGTGGAACTCCTCGACCGCCGGATTCTCCGTCCCGTGCAGCTCCTCGGCCCGGGTGTGCAGGTCGGCCAACTGGTCCCCGCCCAACTGCGGCGTGGCGCTCCACCAGAACCGCCCCTCGCGGTCCAGCAATCGCATCGAGCACTCGGGATACCACTGCTGATTGGCGATTTCCTCGTCGAACAGCACGGCGTCGGCGTCCAGGCCGTTGGGCGGGGCGGCGTTGCCGGAGTAGAAGAGGATCTCCGTGCCGTTGTAGAGCGGGACCTTTTGGGGGATGCCGGCCTTTTTATTTTCCCATGAGATCCCGTCCCAGTTGACCATGCGGGGCGGCAACAGCGGCGGCCCTGGCACCAGGTCCCCCTTGCGGGTCTCCAGCTCCTCCGGCGTGGCCGTGCGGTACTCGTCCGTCTCCAGGTCGCGGATGATCTTGTAGGAGCCCGGATAGGTGAGCTTCCGCCAGAGGACCTCGGCGATGTGACGGCCGTCCTTGCCCACGACGACGTAGCGGCCGTTCCCCTTCGGGTAGCCGTCGTAGTAGGGGTGGACGCCCAGCGCGGCCCAGACCAGCTCCATGAGCGACGCCTGGGTCTTGCCGGAGCGGTTGGAGCCCCAGTCGATCCGCTCCGGGGCCTGCGACTGGTGGAAGGCCAACTGCATGGGGAGCGGCTCGTAGAGCTGGGGCGTCTCGATCTTGCGCCGGGCCAGCTCGGCGAGGATCTTCTGGAAGAGCCGGGCGGCGAAGCCGGTAACGACCTCCCCGCCGGCCAGCTCCAGCTCGGCGTTCGGCTCGGCCTCCTCGTCGAGCAGGGCGTCCCATTCCTCGGGCGACAGCTCGTCCCCGAGGGTCTGGCTCTCGACGCCCAGCTCACGCAGGAGCTTCCTCCGCCGCCTCTCCTCGCTCAGGTTGTCCATCTCCCTCGTCATCGTTGTCGTCTTCTCGCGGCATCAATCTTTCCAGCACCTCCCCGGCCGCCTGGAGGAGGTCGGTGTCATTCAGCAGGCTCAGGTCCCCCGTCCCCGCCTGCTGCTGCTGGCTGGCCAGCTTCAGCAGGTCGATCTGGCACTGGATGAGCTTCGCCCGCTGGAGGCTGCCCGCCTTGGTGCTCGGCCCGGTCAGCTCCTTGTGCAGGAACTTGGCAAACTCCTTCAGGGGCGAGCCCCCCTTCGCCTCCTCCGCCCATTGGTCGAAGATCGCCTCGGTCAGCTCCGCGATGTGGGGGATACGGAACTTCCGGCCGGTCATCTGCTTGACCAGGTCGTCCGCCAGGGCCCGGCGCTTCTCCGCCTTCTTCCGCTCTCGCGCGGGGTGGTGAACCATCGTCATCTCCAATCATCACGAGGCGCTCGTTGCTGGCGCGGCCCATCAAGGCCGCCCGCAGCAGCCGGTCGTTGGCGTAATCGCTGGTGACGATCACCGGCTTCGAGACGCACTTCTGCTTGTAGTGACCTGCCCACGCTCCCCAATGGATGTACTGCGGGACTCCCAGGGCCGACAGGTCGCGGGTGTTGCAGGCATCCTCGGTGCCGATCTTCCACGCCTCGTAGGGGTCGTCGTACTGGTAGTAGAACCACGGCGGCTCCTGGGGCTGCCACGAGCGGCCGGGGATGGGCAGGTTCGGCCCGCCCGGGGCCCACCGCTTCCGGTACTGCGGGCCCGGCAGGTCGCCGAAGCACCGCATGTCGTAGAGCACCAGCCCGGTCGGCAGGGCGGCGACCCGCTCGATTCCGCCGCGCTCGGCCGCCTCCTCGCGGTTGAACTGCGCCAGCTCGAACCGCTGGTGCGGGCTCCCCGTCTCAGTGCCCCGCCAACGGAAGACGTAGACGTTTTCACTGATCCCGTAGGCTGAACGGCTCCGGCCGCAGTAGGGGGCGGCGATCACGAAGGGGCCCCGCTGGTAGTGCTCGTAGGCGAACTCCATGAAGGCCGACCAGGTGTCGACGGCCCCCGGCTCCGCCGGGCAGTGGTCGGGGTGCATGTCGGCGTCGATCATCCAGAGGAGGTCGGCGTCGAGGTCCGGGCGCCGAGCGTGCATCACCGCCTCGTGCCGGGCCAACGTGGTCGGAGTGTTGTCGAACGCCTTGGTCACGCAGCGGCCGATCCGCGGGTCGTCCTTGGCCTTGAGGATCGAGCGGACGATCCAATCGGTCACGTCGGGGTTCTCCTGCCACCCGTAGCTCATTCGGGCGATCAGGACGTTGAATTTCTGCTGCACGGTCTCGCTCCAGGGTCTTTTGCTTGCGCGCTGTAAAAAAACCGCGCCGCCTGCACTGCGCGGGTGCAGGCGCTCGCGGTCCCCCGAGCTTTTCAGGCTTCCGCCTGAAATACGTTGTTCGCTGCTACAGGCCGACGCCCGCCCCCACGTCGACCAACACGTCGGTGTCGGTCACGCCGCTGGTGACCGCGGCCGACATCGCCTTACCGACGCAGTTCTGAATCCCCTTGAGCACCGTGGCCAGGTCGGTCGCCTGGCTCGTGATGGCGAAGGCCGCCTTGCCGATCCGGCCGGTCGTGTCCCCCGCCCCGCTGGTGGCGTCGATCGTCGCCCCGACGATCCAGTCGTTCACGGCGATGATGTTCTCGGCGATCTCCGCCACGCTGTTGCGGATCATGGCCGGGCCGCGCTCGACCACGTAGAAGGCGTCCCCGGCCGGCACGCCCGCGGCGGGGAGGTACTCGTCGGCCGGCAGGCCGCCGTCGTTGGTGGCGATCACCGTGCCGATCACTTTACCCGGGTCGTTCTGGTCGATCTGGCAGAGCTGCTTGGGGTAGATCGTCCAGGTCGTGGAGTTATAGACCAGCCGCAGCGTCACGTAGCGGTTGGTGCGGGCAACCCCCGTCGTGGGGCTCACGTCCTCGAACACCCAGGTCTTCCCCAGGAGGTTCTGGTAGCCGCGCTCGGCGAGGGTGGCGGGGACCGCGTCCCCCTTGTACCAGGTCGTTCCACGCGCGAGCTGGGGTGCTTCGTCTCGTGACATCTTTTTCTATCCTATGCTGCTTACTGGTTGCCGGTTACTGGAGGAAGGCTTAGGTGGCGTACTTGAAGAACTTGACGAAGTACCGGGGACGGAACCACGCCTGGCCCATCATGTCGACGCTGAACTGCCACTTTTTCGTCGCGAGGTCGTAGTCGGGCCCTTCGGGCACGAAGAGGCCCTCCTGGAGGCTCCACAGGCCCATGTGGTTGATGTTGAAGCCGTAGCCCGTGTCGGAGGGCATCCCGTATTCCCAGGTCACGTCCACGCCGTCAAAGTTGACCACGTCGTCGAAGCCCAGGGCGACCAGGCCGCGGGGCTCGCCGCGGCGTACCTCCAGCTTCTCCTTGGGGTCGAGCAGCGCGAGGAACTCGCGGTACATCTTCTGCTCCAACATAATCATGTTGAGCATCCCCTGGCGCGACTTCCGCTTGCGCGACCAGAGGATGCCTGCCCGCATGGCCAGGAGGGCGGTCTTGGCCCAGGTGTCGTTAGAGGAGTCGATCCAGTTCGAGCTGGTGTAATTCACCAGGATCGGGCTGTAGAAGTCGTAGTGGGCGTCCCCGTGGCCGTCCGGGTAGGTGCCCGTGGTCCACGTTCCGCCGTACGCGGCCCGCTTCGTCTTGATGCCCGCGTAGGTGTCGTCGGGGAAGGCCACCAGGTCGGTCGCGGCGACGCTCCCGTCGTCGGCCATGAACGTCTCGATCCCGCAGAGCCGCTTGTAGTTGGCGGTCAGGCCGCCGTCGATGAGCAGCTCGTCCCCGAAGTCCTCGCGCATGTCGTCCATCAGGTCGTCGGTCACCCGCGACCAGATGTCGATGATGGCGTTGACGCCCTTGTTCATCAGGCGCTGCTTCTTGGTCACCATGTCGCCGATGGTGTATCCGCGCCAATCGAGCTTGGCAGTCTTGAAGCGGTCCTTCGGCTCGAAGGTCTCCGTGTCCCCGTCGGCCCATCCCTTGGGCTTGTGCCGGCGGTACTGGACGGGCCACTTCACCTCGTCGCCGCCCATGTCCATTTCAATGCGGCCGTTGGCCTCCAGCAGCGCGGTGAGCTTGCGCGAGTTGAGAATGTCGACCTCGACCTCCCGAATGTAGGTCTCGATCGTGGAGTGCAGGGTCCTTGGAAGGTCGTCAGGCATCGTGGATTCCCCCGATTAGGCTACATGGGGAAGCGGTCTTCCCCGCTCAGTCCGTGTTTTTCTTTGAACTCTCGCCGGAGCCGCTGGCGGAGCGGCTCGCTGGCGTTCTGGCTGGGCCCCTTGCGCCCGGCCTCGCTTGCGGCGCGGGCGCGGGAGGCCGTCCCGCCCCGGCCGGTGTTCCGCCGGGCGGCCCTCTTGAGGATGTCGGTGTCGCGCTCGGCGCGGGCCTTGAGGCGATCTCCGTTCTGACCGCCCTCCCGGTCGCCCGTGCCGGGCGCGGCGGTCTTGCCCAGGGCCAGGAGCCGATCCCGCTCGATGATGGCCTTGGCGAGCTGCGGCTGAAGCTCGACGGGAACGCCCCTCTCCGCCATCACGTCGACCAGCTCGTAGAAGCCCTGGCCCTCCTGGCTCAGCTTGCGGCGGCGGGTGCGGGGGTCGATGGAGATATTGCCCTCGGCATCCTTGGCGAACAGCCAATCCTCGTTTTCGCGGACGAATCCAGCCGCCTCCTCGCGCTGCTGGCTGGCGGCCTCCGAGGCGGCGATCTGCTGCTGCGCCCTACCGTCGACGACATGCTCGATGAACGGCCGCATGTACTCGAAGGGCTGCTGCCAGAACTTCTGCTCCTGGGCCTTGAGGTGCCCGTGGTAGGCGTTGACCTTGTTGGCGATCTCGGGCGTGCCGCGGCCGATCTTGTGGCGGAAGGCCCCGACTTCCGGGTCGAACTCCACCAGCGTCATCCAGGACTCATTGAACTCCGGCGCTTCCCAGAAGGAGGGCTCTTTCGGCTCCTCCCTTTTCGGCGGCGCTTCCTCGCGGCGCCCGGTGGCCGCTTGCAGGTCGGCCACCCGGTCGAGCAGGTAGCGACGCTCCTCGGCCAGGGCAATCAGGGCGTCATCGTCGGTGCTGAACTGGTCGTAGCCCCGCAGGCCGAAGTCGTCGGCCAGGCGCCGCCGGAGGCTGGGGGCCTCTTCCGTCCCCTCCGCCCCTTCTTCCGCCCCCGCCGCCTCTTCCGTCCCCTCCGCCGCCCCTGTGTCATCCAGCAGCCGGTCGCGGAGGCTGGACGGCTCGTCCCGGGATTCGTCCTCGGGCTCGGGCTCGGGCTCGTCCTCGGGCTCGGGCTCATCCTGGCGCTGCGCGCGACGCTCGTGCTCTCGCTCCACCTTCTTGATGATCCTGTCCATGTCGTCTTCGTTAAGACTCGGCATGGTGTCGCTCCTGATTGCTCGGGGGAGAATGGTCTCTATGAGACTGTACAGGCGGCCACCGCGGCGCTTGCGGCGGGAAACATTTGAAATCTGTTCCGAAATCGCCCGGAACTTGCCCAGATTGCCGCGGGGGGCCTTGTGGGGCGGGGCCCGGTGTGCTACACTCAGCCGACATTCGAGTGTCACTCAACCGACACGGGAAAATCATGCCAGTCAAGGCAGAGCTGAAGCGGGGCCGGTGGCGGATCGTCGAGGCGGCCACCGGCCAGATCGCCACCAACCGGGCCGGGACCGCCGTGGACGGGGGCGGCCACCGCACGGAGGTTAGGGCGAAGGCCCAGGCCGCGGAGATCAATGCCTCAATCGCCAGGAAAAAATGATGGAAGTCAAGACCGCCACACTGACCGACTTGACGGAGTGGGTCATCGAGAAGGCCACCGCCTACGCCAGTCTGCACGGCGTCGAGCCTACCCAGCCGGAGCTGGATGCGCTATTCGGCACCTTCAGCCCCCGCAGGTGGAGATGGTGGCTCTCGCGACCGCCCGACTACCAGGAATCGCTCCTGCGGGCCTGGCTGGAGGGGGCGCGACGGATGCGCGGCGGGAGCCACCCGCCGGCCGACGGCGACCCGGTCATGCTGGCGGTGCGGCTGCTGGGGAAGATCGAGGACATCGCCGCGGGGACCGCGGCGGCAATTCTGGCAATGAGGAGGGAAGAGAAGTGAAGCAAGTCAACGACGACGGCAGCCCCCTACTGAAGGCGACGGTCCCGCCAAGCGGGAGCACAATCTATATCCCGCTGGCCAACGTGGTGGCGATGACCGTCCACCCGCGCCTACCCGAGGCGATGATCTTCATGCCCTACGGGCTGAACGTCCAGATCAAGGAGGGGGAGCGGTCCACTATCGAGGCGATGGTCCGGCGCCTGGCGCGGTTCCACCGCAAGGAGATCATCGTCGACGACATAATCGGGGGGTGCTTTGGCAATGACTGACGACCACGATCCTATGGGCCTGATCGTCCCGCCCCGCGACGCCGAGGCGCTGCGGTCACTGGCGGAGGCGCAACTTGCCGCCGCAAAAATGCAGCCGCTCATTGCCGTTGAGGTTGGGACATGGGCGGGCGGCACGGCGCGGATGCTGGCCGACCTGTGCGTCCCGCATCCGCCAGCAGAGCCGGCATGGCCATTTACAGCGCCATTTCACTACCGCGTCTTCTGCGTCGACCACTGGCTCGGCAACCCCTGCGACTCCCTAGCCCCTCTGGCCCTCCAGTACGGCCAGAAGCGGGCCTACGAGACGTGGTGCCGCAACATGGGCCCGCGGCTCTACCGCTCGGTCTTCCCGCTGATCGGCACGTCCCTCCAGCACGCGGCGGTCTGGCCCCGTGACCTGCCCATCGACCTTCTTTTCCTCGACGCCGACCACACCTACGAACACGTCCGCCAGGACATCGCGGCCTGGTCGCCGCTGGTCCGGCCTGGCGGGATCATCTCGGGCCACGACTTCCACCCGAACTTCCCGGGCGTCGTGGCCGCCGTCGAGCAGACCGGCCCGTACATCGTCTGCGCGGGCTCGACGATCTGGTGGCGGACGGCCCGCGACCCGAAACAGTTTCCAAACTCCAACGGAAAGGACGAATGATGTATCAAATCACCATCGACGGCGTTCTGAACGGTTTTGTGTGCAAGGTCGGTTGTCAGGAGCTTGTGTTTACCTCCGCGTCCGACTTGTGCGATGCCCTCGCCAAGTACCTCAAAGACCCGCGGGAGACCGAGAAGAAATTTCTGGAGAACCGGCTCCCAACCGCTTCTATTCGCATCCCCGTGCCCCATGTGGCCCCGGCCCCGGTGGGACCTGCCGCACCCGGGGGAATGACGGCCGCTCCCGACGACAGATGTAGAGCGGAGGGGCCACTGTGAGACTCACCCTCGGCACGATCACCCTGAAGCGCCCCATCATCCTGCCGGACGCCAAGCCGTACCGGGCGGTTTGGGGTTACGTGCGGCGGGGGCCCGACTGCATGGAGCGTGTCTACAGCGATCCGGGCGGGCGGCAGCGGGTGCTGTCGGTCCACCGCGACGAGGTGATCGGCTTCCGGCCCGACACGGAACTGCCCTACGTCAGTGCGTTCGACGCCGTGAACTTCAAGCCCATCAAGCCCAAGCGAGAGGAGAATCTGGATGATAACGAAATTAGCCCCCTGTAACGACAACGTCCTGATCCGCCCCGTGGAGGCGGAGAAGGAATCCCCCGGCGGGATCGCCCTACCCGAGAGCCTCCAGGAGCGGGAGCGGCCTAGCCGCGGGACGATCGTGGCCGTCGGCCCCGGCAAGGTGATCGGCAACCGCGAGCGGATCAAAGTCCGCCTGGAGGCCGGCGCCGAGGTCTACTACGGCCGCTACGCCGGCACGGAGATCGAGCACAAGGGCGTGACCTACCGGCTCATGGCCGAGTCGGAGGTTTTAGCGAAGGTGGTGCGCGCATGAGTCATAGTATCACCTTAAGCAAGTGCGAAGTCCTCTCGCTACTGAATGGCAAATTCTGCGGGGTGGGGGTCGGCATTACCATATCGCCGGGCGACCTCGCGGACCGCCTGCGGTCGAAAGGGCTCAACCCGGACTGCGTCAACGTGGCCTACGACGCATGTTGCGCGACATACACGTTTTCAGAACCGAGCCGACCGGACGCATGGGCGTGGGTCGAAACCGGCACGCCGGTGCATGGCTGGTCGGGCGGCACCACGACAAAACAAGACAAACCTAACCCATTCCTTCCTTCGGAGAAACCGATGCTAGAGCAAGTCTACGAGTACGCCATCCTCGCCCGGCCGCACCGGGACGCCGAGTATGAGCTTGTCGTTCCACTGGACGGCAAGCCATTTCCGCGCGTGGTGGCAACGTCGCCGCGCGACGCTGAAGTGGCCGCCTATCGGGCCATCCCGCGTGACTACGACACGAAGAACGTGAGGGTCCTCGTGCGGCCCTTTTGCGGTTGAGGCACAGTGGATAGCCCAGCGTGAATACCTCCCGGCCGCCGAGGCGGCGCGCCGGTTTGGTCTGCCTCCGCTGGCAGCCGGGCTCGCGGAGTTGGCGCAGATCAATGCGTTACGGCAATCCATCTTCTCCATGCTAATGAAGGTGGGTCGCATCCCGTATGCAGAACCATCCGCTGCCACCATCGAAAAGTACAGTCTGTACAGGCCAGGAGGGAAAAAACGATGAGCCGCGAAGCGGCTTGGATCGGCACGCGCGACGGCCGGAAGTTCTGGCCGCTGGACCCCAATCGGGCAGACACACACCCGGACGACCTGGCGTGGGCGCTGGGGAACAAGTGCCGGTTCACCGGCTACTGCGACAAGTTCTACAGCGTGGCCCAGCACTGTGTCCTGATAGCGCGGAAGTTCCGCCGTAAGGCGCTTAGGCAGTGGGCGCTACTGCACGACGCGGCCGAGGCGTACCTGCCCGACGTGGCCACGCCGATCAAGTGGGCCTTTTACGCACGCAGCCCCGTCTCGCGGCACATCGTCCCGTTCACGGAGCTGGAGGACGACATCCTGTTTCGCGTGTTAGGGCAGCATAGCCCCCACCTGTCGTGGCCGATGCCCGGACCCGTGAAGCTCGCGGATCGCCGGATGGTGGTGACCGAGAAGCGGGATCTCTTCGCCGGGACGTCGCCGGCGTGGCCCGCCTATAGCGACGTCAAACCCTACCGGGAACGGGATCGTCCCCTGGCGGGACGTTAAGGCCCGCCAGGAATACCGCAAGTGCTTTAAGGAGCTTTTCGATGAGTGAGAGCCAGACCGACATGCGGATGCACGACAGCGGCGAGCGCCGCGAGTTTTCGACCGGGGCCGTGCGGGACGCGGCGGCCCAAAAGTCGCGGGTAGAGCTTATCAGCCCGTTCGCCCTGGTGCGCCTCGGTCACTGGCTCCGCCTCGGGGCCGAGAAGTACGACGACCGGAACTGGGAGAAGGGGATCCCGATCTCCTCGTTCGTCGCCTCCGGGCTCCGCCACCTCCTGGCGATCATGGAGAGGAAGACGGACGAGGACCACGAGGCGGCGGTGATGTTTAACGCCATGGGGATCATTCACACCCGCGAGATGATCCGCCGCGGGCGCCTCCCGGCCGAGCTGGACGACCTGCCGCAGTACTAGCCGCCATTTTAAGGAGTCGCAAGTGCCCTACATCGAAAACCCCAAGACCAAGGGCAGCGGGATCATCTGCTGCATCCCGCAGACCGGGCGCTGCCCCAACCGCTGCGAGGACTGCTTTTTCCAATCCGGCCGCTCCTACCTGGAGCCGCTCTCGGAGAACCTGCCGAACATCCCGCCGACGCACATGGCCCACGGGCGGGTCGTGCGGATGAACGACGGCAACGACTCGAACGTCCACCGGGACGTCGTGGAGGCGTGTGCCTCGCGGTTCCCCGACGCCTTTTTTAACACCGCCCGCCCAGACGCGCTGGAAAAATACCCGGGCCCCGTCGTCCTGACGGTCAACCCGGGCCCGGACACGGACGATCGGGCGGTCCTGTTGGAGATGCCGCCGGTGAACCTGATGTTCGTCCGGTTCAGGGCCAACACCTGGAACGCGGACCTGATGCACCAGGTCGTGACGCACTACTCGGTCCTCGCGGTCCCCATCGTCCTCACGTTCATGGCCTACCACGACATGGAGTCGATCCCGTACCAGGAGCGCTACCGCTACATCCTCCGCACGCGGACCCGGAACGCCTACTGGGCGATCCGCACGTTCGCCTGGGAGGGGATCATGGAGCGGTTCCGGCTAAATAAGTGGGTCCACTCCTGCGGCAAGATCGAGGGGGAGCTGGGGACGTCACTATGCCGCCACTGCGGAAATTGCCTGAGTGAATACTACGCAGCGAAGGAGAGGATGCGGGATGCCGCTTCAAAAGCTGACGCTTGAACAGATTTGCCTCCACGCCGGGAACGTCTGCCTGAGCCGCAAGGAACTGGCGACGCTCGGCACGCCCGCGGAGATCGACGCGGCCGTCGACATCACCACGGGCAACCTGCTCGTCCAGCTCGAAGCGCACATCCTCAGCCTGCCGGAGGAGCGATTGGAAATCCACCGGCGCTGGCCGGCGAACTGGATCGAGGCCGTAAAGGACCGCTGGCTGCCGCGGTGGCTTAAGCGCCGCTGGCCGGTCCGCTACGAATACCTGGACGTCGACCGGACGATCTACAAGGCGGTCTGCCCGCACCTCAAGGCGGACCCGCAACAAACTCACCTGCACTTCCTGCTAAAACCGGAGGAGACGGAATGAACGAGATCGACAAAGGCGCCCTGGCCGAGGCCCGCAACCGCTTGCTCCGCGCGGCTCACGAGGCCGGCTATGATCCCGGCAACAAGGAGTTGGACGCCGAGCTGAAACGCTTCACGCCCGTGGAGTGGGGCATTTTACTCGGCGGCGGGAGCGTGCCTGGGTTTTTTGGGACTAAGGTTTTCCTCCCCACCGTCGTCTTCGCCTGGCTTGTCAACCTGTACCGGGCGGAACTGAAGGAGATCCGCGAGCGTAGCGCCCCCGCGCCGTACTTCACACTGACCTGGCTGCCGTGGCGGGCCCGGCGCTACCTCCGCGGGGCCAACCGCCTCATCGCCAAATACTGCGTCGAGGCGGAAGAAAAGCGGACGGAGCGGGACCTGGCCCACCGCCGTATCGAGCGGATCGTCAAGTACCACCGGGAGGTCGCCAGAGAGGTCCGCGAGCTGCTGCCGGAGGGAGAGGGCGATGCTTGAAGAATCCATCATCGCCGGCACGGCACTGTTGCGGCTGGACCAGCGCGCCAAGGGCCGCGAGTGGCGCATTAAGCGCATGCACCGACCGCAGACCGACGAGTGGTATTACGAGGTGTACATGGCGACGGCGCCCTCCTGCGTACGCGGCTGGAATACGGTTGCGGACCCCGACCTGTCGACCGCGCTGCTCAAGGCCCTCGGCCTCTTGACCGAATGACCCCAGCCTTCACCAACGGCGAAACGACGATCCACTGCGGCCACTCCCCGGCCGTGCTGCGGGGGATGGCGGCCGAGAGCGTGCAGTTATGCCGCAGCGGCCTGGCGGGCGAGTCCGTTCATCAGGCGGCAGTCCATCCACAATCTGTCACACCAGGCGACATATTCGTCCGAGAAAGCCTTGTTTGCCACGCGCCGCACAGTCCCGTATTGATTCGGGAAGTCCCGGTATCCGGTGATCTTAGTGCGGTGACGGCGCGACCGCCCCTGAAGCCGCCGCAGTACGAGGACTTTTTTAGCCTGCCGTCGTTTAACGCGCAGGTACGGAAGCAGGGCAGTCAGTGCCAGTTCAGCCTGTCTGTCAGATGTACTCCAACAGTGAAGCGGGCGGCCGTTGTTACAGTGCGGCTTTTCGGTAAAAAGGTGGCCGCCGAATGTTTCCGCCAACAGGACAACGCCTTCACGATCAACCATCCTGACCTGAATCCTAGCGTGGTACGACTTCGTCTTTCTGCCCTGGCATGAGTACGCCCTAGACCGCTTGATGCCAACGTAACCCTCGCCATCAATCAAACCAGCAAGATACGCAAGAATCAACTGCATTTCCCAGCCTCCTAATGTGAGCCTAAGAGACTGTACAGTGGAACCTACCTACGATAACCAAGAAACGAGAATTTTCTGCGGCGATTGCCGGGAGGTACTGGGCGGGCTGCCTGACAACAGCATCCATTGCTGTGTCACTAGCCCGCCCTACTGACTGGAGTCTCCGCGACTACGGGATCGAGCCGGACGTGTGGGGGGGCGACCCGGCGTGCGACCACGAGTGGGGCGACTCGCAGGAGCGCTCCGCCGGCGGCGGGCAGCCGGGCGAAAAGCAGCGGTGGCAGCACACGGGCCAGGGGCCATCCGGCCACCCGAAGGCCGCGGCCGGCTCCTTCTGCGTACGGTGCAACGCCTGGCTCGGCTGCCTCGGCCCGGAGCCGACGCCCGAGCTTTTCGTCGAGCACATCGTGGAGGTCTACCGGGAGGTCTGGCGGGTGTTGAGGCCGGACGGGACGTGCTGGGTCAACCTGGGCGATGGGTACGCGGCGGGTCACGGCGGAAGCAGTACCGAGGGCGCCGGCATCACGATCCATAAGGCTAGAGAAACGCCGGCGAATCCACGCGAACGAAGCGAGGTTGATGTGGCGTCATGGTCAAATCGAGACGCTACGCCAAGGCGAGTCCTTCCCGGCCTCAAGCCCAAGGACCTCGTTGGTATTCCCTGGCGGGTAGCGTTCGCCCTCCAGGCGGACGGCTGGTATCTACGAATGGACGTGGTGTGGCACAAGCCCAACCCGATGCCGGAGTCCTGCCGCGACCGCCCCACCAAGGCCCACGAGTACCTGTTCCTGCTCTCTAAGTCGCCGCGGTACTACTACGACAAGGAGGCGATTAAGGAGGCCATGGCACCAGCCAGTGCTGCGCGATATGACTATGCTTTTGGTGGGGAAAAAAGCCTTGCCTTAATCGAGGCTAATAAGACGGGTATCGGTCAACGCACGCGCGTTGCAGGAATGCGCGAAGTAGATGCCGGCCGCAACAAGCGCTCCGTCTGGACGATCCCCACGAAGTCCTACAAGGGCGCCCACTTCGCCACCTACCCGCCCGCCCTGGTCGAGCCCTGTATCCTGGCCGGCACCTCCGCCCGCGGCTGCTGCCCGACCTGCGGGGCCCCGTGGATCCGCGTGACGCGGCGGGTGCGGGTGCCGACGCGGCCGGGGGAGAGTAGCAAAGTCTACAAGACGCCGGACGGCTGGGACACGCGGGTCGGAAGTGGCGGCCACGGCAGCTTTCACAAGGAGGGGCGCGAAAAGGGGACCGCCGACTACGAGAACCGCCACAATCGCGACCATGCGGAAGTCGGAAACCGCGACCCCCAGCGCCACTGCACCGAGACCACGACGCTCGGCTGGCGGCCTGGCTGCACCCACTACCCGCGGGCCGCTGAGTGGCCGAAGCTGCCCCGGCGCGCCGAGATAGTTGACCACGACGCCTACACGGCCGCCACCGAGTCCACCTGGGCACAGCGCCGCCTGCTGTTGCAGCTCTGGGCCCCGCTCAAGACGGTCCCCTGCGTCGTGCTAGACCCCTTCCTCGGCTCGGGCACCACGCTCCAGGTCGCCCGCTGGCACAAACGCCACGGCATCGGGATTGAGCGCAAGGCCGAATACGTCGAGATGGCCCGGGTGCGGATCGCGGCCCCGCTGCACAAGCAGCCCCGACAGAAGACCGTCAAGCCGCTGGCCGGGCAACTGCCGCTTTTTCCATTTCCATGAATGATCCCATCACCCACTTCCTGAAAGCCCTCACGCGCGACTACGAGCGGCTCAGCGAGGCGGAGGAGCGCCGGCTCCTGGCCCGGCGCGATGAGCCGGAGGCTCGGCGGCGGCTCGTGCTCTCGATCCTGCCGTGGGCCGTGCGCCGGGCGCGGCGTCACTGCGGCCCGCTCGTCAGCCCGGACGACGCCCTGTCGATCGCCTGCCAGGCGGCCACAAAGGCGGTCGAGAAGCACGATCCCGCCAAGGGTCGTCTCACCAGCGCCGTCCCTTGGCACGTCCGTCGCTATGTCAGCGAGCACCTGCAAAAGGCCCCGATGATCTGCGTCCCACGCAATGTCTACGCCAGAGACCCGTCGATCCCCAGGCGCCTGCGCATGGTGCGGCTGGACGACCTGCCGCGAGACGCCCTCGACCGGCTGCTCATCGCTCGGGGGGAGACCGAACACCTCTCCTGGGTCTGGCGGGCGGTGGATCGGCTGCGGGATCCCCGGCACCGGCTCGTGATCCGCTGCCGCTTCCTGCACGGGATGAAGCTGCGGGAGATCGCGCGGGGCATTGGGGGAACGAAGCAGTGGGCGTGCATGTTACTGGCCGCCGCTATGAAGAAACTTCAGCCGCTCCTGGAGCGCGAAATGGATGAATGAATGGCAATCCTAGATGGCAGACAGGTGGACCCGAGCATCATTAACCCCGCGAGACATCGCTTCATCGGCACCTGGAGGCCCCCCTCCGCGCCGGTCTCCGCGAAGGGGGCATGGATCGCCTGTCACTGCGGCCATGTGCTCCAGGCAGTAGGGGAGAACTTCCAGCACTGGCAACGGGGCTGCTTTGACCAGCCGCAATACGTTACGTACGAAAGGCACGAGTGATGGACCGTGAACAGAAAAATTGCCCCTGGTGCGGCTGCGGGCCCAAGACGGCGGGGCGTGGGCTGTGGGAGCCGCTGCCCGAGGAGGGTATCGAGTGGCAGTGTGGCTCCCATCAGTTCGGGCGCGAGCCGTGGCAGAGCGTGAATTGCGAGCTGAACGAGGCAAACAAGGTGAAAGGGAAGCTCCGCGCCTGCGCCGAAGAGTCCCGCGAGATCGACCAGATCCTCGGCCGGGCGCTGGGCTACCCGCCCAACCCGTACGGCGCCCCGGGCGTCTGTACGGGCGAGCACACGCCGGTCACGCTGGCGCAGGAGGCGGCGGAGCGGCTGGCTGGACTGCGACAACTTCTCGCCTTCTCGTTGTCCGAGAAGTCACGCGACGACGACAAGCTGGCGAGAGTCCTTCACCGGAAGAACGCCAGCCTCCGCGGCCGCGCCGCCACGATCCGGCGGATGCTCCATGAGCGGGAGGCCGCCCGCGCCTGGCTCCGCGGCGAGATCCCCGGGCACGACCCATTACTGGGCCCGTGCCTCTGCGGCTGGTGCGGCGCGATGATCCAGGGCGGCCTGGCGGCACTGAGGGAGCACGTCCTCAGCTGCGGAGACAACCCCCTCGTCGCCCGCTTAGCCGGCGCGGCCGCGGAGAACGAGCGGCTGCGGGACTGGAAAATACTCGCCGAGAAAATGATGTTCTTACTTGGGCAATTGGAGGGTTTGGCTGTCGAGGATTATCCGAATCTATATGCAGCATCCAAGGCGGTCCGGGCTGACTGTGCGGAGAGGCTTGGCAAAGAGGCCGCCGTGTGGCGGCGAAGGAGAAGTGATGCCTGAATTCATCACCTATGACGACGATCCAGCCGACACCGCGGCCCAAGCATGGGCGAAGACGAGCTTCGGCCACAGGCTGGTAGGTCGACACACACCGGAAGATGTTATCCGGGCGTTTCGCACGGGTTATCTGTCCGGTCAAAAGGCTGCTGAGGCGGCGAAGGAGGAATGATGCCTAAGACAATGCCCCCACCCCCGACTGAACCGGGGCCAGAGCTGGATGCGTGGCTGGCTGAGTGGCTGATGGGATGGACGGCAGCCGATGGATTTTGGTGGCCTCCCGGGGTCCGCATGGGAATCAAGGCGTGGCTGGTTAGATCGTGGACCCCCTCCACCTCCTCCGGCCGTGCCATCGACGACATCCTGCCGGTGATGGGGAAGCGGAAATTCGATCTCAAAATCTACGCCGCCCACGATGGTGGGGTCAAGGCCGAGTTTACCGGGATCATCGGTGGAGTTGTCAGACGGATTTTCGATTGCCATCACGACTTCGCCGCTGCGTTCTGTCTTGCGGCGGCACAGGCGATTGAGGCCGCAGAGGCGGCGGAAAAGGTTTGGCATTGCCGCTGCGGTTACTCTAACGTCGGCCCCATCTGTACGCATTGCAGTTCTCTTCACGAGGCCGCCGAGGAGGCGAAGTCAACGCCGGCGGGAGCCGGGGAGGAGGAGTGATGAGCGAGACGGGACCGCGGCTGTCGCCGATCATCGCAAACTCGCGCATGATAGTGCGTGGGCAAGCCCCACACTGCGAATGGCTGAAGCCGAATCGGGAGTGGTCGCCGAATATCTTTGACGCGGCCAGATTTGAGTTGAACGAACTGAACAAGGCCAAGAGGTGGTTGCGGCGAGAAATTGAGGCCGCCGCGGCGAAGGTGGGGGAGATTCGGCGCGTGCTGGAGGAGCTGCTCGAATCGCAAGAGGCAAAGGAGGTGGGGAATGGACGGTGAGCTTTGGTTTGTCGACGACGACGAAGACAACCGATCGCAATTTAAGGAACTCTATGGGGACGACTACCGTGTCCAAACCTTTGAGTCTGCATTTGACGCCTTTCGGGCCATGACTACACCGGGCGTGGTGGTGATTGACTGTTCTGCGGTTGGATCAATCCATTCACCCCACATGATGTACGGCCCCATCTGTTCACTGATCGGGAAGCACCCCGGGGCAAGGTACATCATCCATTCCGCAATGCCTATCGACTGCGTAAAGATGGTCGTAGACGACGTGAAGCGTGAGCATCCTGGCGTGGTGATCGTTGCGGAAGCGTGGAATGCAGACCTGGAATGGCGAATCGCCGTCGAAGCGGCGAAGGGGGAGTGATGCTTGACTTTCCGCACGGTGTTTTAAGACCGGAGGATGTCACTCCCCGCATCCAATCCCGTTCAGCGGCAACGGTCTGCAACCTTGTCACAGCCGCCGCCGCTAGAGGCATCGGTCATTTCGACGTACCTGCTGCAATCATTGTGGCCGTCTTCGATGGTCCGCTAGTCAAATACCTGGTGGATGAACAGCAAGTACGCGAAACGATCACGCGTCTCCAAAAAGCGATCAAAGCCGCAGAGGCGCCGAAGGAGTGAGACAATGCCGGAATACCACCACGATAGCGTTTGCGGTTGTTGCGGTGGCCCGCTGGAGTGCGATCGGGACGCGGTATGCGAGTCGTGCGTCCGTGAGGCGGTCTATTTCGAGCAAGTTGCCATATATCAAGAGGCCGCCGAGGCGGCGAAGGGCCAATCTGACATTGAGATTAGAGCGACATCCCGAAAGTTAGGTCTCCGACCGGGACCAATGGAGTAGCCGCCGAGGCGGCGAAGGAGAACGCGTAATGATTACACACGAAGAATTGCAGGCCAAAGCACAAAAGTACGCTCGGTGTCGAGGACTAAGCGCAGACGAACGTTCTTGCCTGCTGGAACTGCTCAGGGACTCATACGCCGAAGGTTTCATGCAGGGATACACTTGCGCAGGCGGCGTAGTATCTGCAAGCGAGGCCGCAGAGGCGCCGAAGTAATATGAGCGCAGCAGCAGACTTCATCGACTACGTCCCGAAAGACGTGGCGGAGAACCTGGCGTGGCGGATTCGCATGCGCGAGGCGGCGGCCAGGGATCGGCACGTCCGGCGTGCGCTCTACGACGCGGCGATGTCGGACGTGCTGTTCTTCTTCAATGCCTTCCTATGGGTGCACGAGCCGCGGGCCGCGGTGAAGACGAAGCCGTTCGTCACCTGGCCCCACCAAGACCCGGTCATCGTCGCCATGGACGAGGCGATCACGGAGGCGTTGCGCACCGAAGAGCCGTTGTCCCTGACGGTCAAGAAGAGCCGGGCGCAGGGCGCCACGTTCGCGTACCTGGGCGTGGATATCCGCCGGGCCATTCGCGAGCCGGGGTTCTCCGTGGGGCTGGTGACGCGCAACGAGGACATGGTGGACTCGACCAGAAACCCGGACACCGTGATGTACAAGCTCGCCTGGATGCTGGATCGGCTGCCGTTCTGGATGTTGCCCGGTGGTTACGATCGTCACAAGGGCGAACACACGATCACGCTGCCCAATGGCTCTCTCTTCGCGGGCTACTCGGCGACGGGGGACGTTGCGCGCGGCGGCCGGAAGACCAAGTTCGACTTCGACGAGCCGGGGTCCGAGGAGTTCATCGCGGCCGGAAAGGACTACAAGGTCCTCTCCTCGGTGTCGAGCGTCTCCAACTGCACTTTCCTGGTCTCGACGTTCGGCTCCGATACCGGCGTCTTCTACGAGGCGGCCACAGACCCGGACAATCCACGGCTGTATACGCTGGATTGGAAGGACAACCCGACGCAGACCCGCAACGCCTACATCATGCGGGAGGGAGTCCTGGTCGCCGTGGATCCCGGCGATCAGGCCGCCGTGACGCGGTACGGCAAGGCACGCGCCGCCCAACTGAAGAGGCTGGAGCGGCGCGGCCACGTCATGGAGGGTAAGTTCCGGTCCCCCTGGTACGACGCCTACTGCCTTCTGCCCGGGGCGACGCCGCGGTTCGTCGCGCGGGAGTTGGACATGAACCCGCGCGGGGCCGTGGGAAAGGTCTTCGACGTGGACGTGCTGGACCGCATGAAGGAGAAGTCCTGCCGGCCGCCGGACTGGCAGGGAAAGCCGGTCTTCGATTCGGAGACCCTCGAATTGAAAG